CGTATGATTTTCAGAAGGCCAAAGATGTAGCAGAACATTTTGGTTGGAACTTCACGGGCGTTTCCATTCCAACCAATAATCTCAAACAAGACTTTCATAGACTTGTAGAACTAGACTGTAGAAAGAAAACACATTTTGAATGTGTGTATCCATTTCTGTATGTCTATCCACAAATTAAACAGAAGTATGTTTTGTCTGGTTGGGCGGCAGATGGTTATTATGGAATCAGTAAGAAGGCAATTCTTAACTACAAACACACACAAGAACTATTTGATGAATTCAGAAATAATTACTTTAAACCAGATATGTCTGCTGGATATAAATGGCACAAGAAGGTATCAGATAAACATGGAAAAATATTTGTCACACCATACCTAACTCCAGAAGTAAAGGAATTCTTTTACAGTAAAAGTTGGGAAGAGCTTAATAATCCATATCAGAAACATCATGTTAGAGATGCATTTGAACAATTTAAATTTATAGGAAATGTTAAAAATCACTTGAATTTACAGATAGATTGTGGTATAGTTGACTTGTTTGAAACTTTGATAGACGATAAAGAAATAAACTTTAGGAATAGAACTAGAATTATGGATATTTGTAAGGATTGGTGGATGCTAAATAATACAAATACGTTAGAGGAATTTTTTGTATGAAGTATGAACCATATAATCTAGAAGATGTTGTTAAAGCATCTAATCAAAACAAATTCAAAGTCATCTCTACTTTCGCTGGTGGGGGTGGTTCTTCTACAGGATATCGACTTGCAGGCGGTAAGATTCTGTGTGTCAATGAGTTTGTAGAAGAAGCCCAGAACACATACAGAGAAAATTATCCAGACACACCAATCTTGCCAGGCGATATCAAACAGTTGTCTGGTAAAGACTTTTTGGATATTGCTGGACTTGAAGTGGGTGAACTTGATATTCTAGATGGTTCGCCACCATGTTCTGCATTCTCAGTCGCTGGTAAACTGTCACACTCTAAGGATGGTAAACACTCTGATGGGTGGGGGCAGACTAAGAACTATTCAGATGGTAAGATGGTAGAAAACATTGAGGACTTATTCTTTGAGTTTCTACGAGTTGCAAATGATATTCGTCCAAAGGTAATTATTGCAGAGAATGTAAAGGGACTTACTATTGGCGAGGCCAAAGAATACTTTAACAAGATTCAGAATACTTTTGAGGACATTGGATACGATGTTGTTGCAAAGGTATTGGACAGTCGATACTTTGGTATCTCACAGACAAGAACAAGGGTATTCTTTATCGGTGTTCGTAACGATATCACAGAGAAAGCTGGACTGAACTTTATGACTATTGGTAACGTCTTTCCACAAGAGTTGCCAGACGTTGTTCCATTAAAAGATGCACTAATTGGATTGGAGTATGACGATGAAGAAGTGAAGTATCTAACTGAAAAGTTTAGTAACACTGCGTATTGGAAACAAACTGGAAGTGTTATGCCTGTCGATCCAGACAAGGTTCTGACAGGTGGTGACTATCACCCAAAGGGACACCACTTCAATCTTAAAAGAGTTTCACAGTATCAACCTGCCCCAACACTAACTGCAATGGGTAGTAATGATACAACTGCTGGTGCTTTTCATTGGAGTGAACCTAGAAAACTTACACTTGGCGAACTAAAACGCATTCAATCGTTGCCAGACGATTTCAAACTAACTGGTAAGTGGAATCAGAAATCAGAACGCATTGGAAGAATGGTGCCTCCTCTGATGATGAAGGCGATTGCTGAATCTGTATACGAAAAGGTACTGAAGGAGATATAATGGCTGACTTTACATTTGCACATAGAGAAGAAGGTTTTGATGAACACATTGAACATTCTATTCGTGGATACAGTCATCTACTTAATGATGTTGTAAATTATTCACGTTACTTTGTGGAAGATGATACGAATGTTGTAGACATTGGTTGTTCTACAGGCAAACTGACTAAGGCGCTTCTCGAAGAGAACCAAGACCACTGTTACAATGCAAACTATATTGGAGTTGAAATTGCAGAGGGGTTCTTTGGTGATTTGGATAAACGGTATGAAGAACTTACTTCTATGAACCCATGGGCTTCTGTTGATTTTGTAAAGGACGATATTCGCAACTACAGTTTTGAAAACTGTTCTCTAGTGACATCTATCTTTACACTACAGTTCATGCCGCCTCGACACAGACAAGAAGTTTTGTCTAAAATTTATGATGGATTGAATACTGGTGGTGCTTTTATCTTTGCAGAAAAAACTGTATGTGAAGATGCAAGACTACAGGATATGATGACATTCAATTACTATGATTATAAAAGACAAACATTTACAACTGAAGATATTATGGACAAGGAGAGAACTCTGCGTCACATGATGAAACCCAACACATGGAGTGAAATCCTATTAAATCTTTATGATGCTGGGTTTGCAGACGATAAAGTACAGCCATTCTGGCGTAACCACACATTTGTAGGAGCGATTGCAATAAAATGAATAAAGGAACAATAGTTACCGTTGTACTAAACAACGGAGCAGAGATTGTAGGTAAACTTGTACTTGATGACTTTACTGGTGTTATCATCAATCGTCCTAGAATGGTACAAGTCACACAACAGGGCGTAGGGCTTGTCAACGGAATAAGTATGACAGGTATTGAACCAAAGGGAGATTTCACTTTCCCTAAAAATTCTGTTCTGTATGTTATCGAAACAGCAGAAGAGATTGCAAATGGTTGGACGCAACAAACGAGTGGTATTGCCTTACCAAATAAAGGACTCTTAGGTTAAAAGTCATTGACAAACCACAAATTATCTGTTATAGTGTACAACACTTATAACGCTACCTTTGGAGATTCGTAATGGATAAAGACTTTCTACTCGACTATACTCGTTTTGTTGACGAAGTAACAAGCGATGAATCAAAAGACCCACAAGCATTTTCAGACTCACTAGATATTATTGATGAGATGACTGAAGGTTCTGTGAAACCAGAGCGACTGATTACCGCTGCACTAGGTATTTGTGCAGAAGGTGGTGAGTTCACAGAGATTGTAAAGAAATGTGTATTCCAAGGTAAGCCTATGGATGAACACACCATCTATCACCTAAAACGTGAGATGGGTGATATTCTTTGGTATCTCGCACAAGGATGTATTGCACTAGATACTACTCTTGAAGATGTTATCTATATGAATATAGAAAAACTAGAGGCAAGATATCCAGACGGATTTGAAGCATTTCGTTCTGAGAACAGAGAAGAAGGAGATATTTAAGTATGGATTTTCTAAAAGATATTGCCAAGACAGCAGGCAACGAATATGCTGCACTTGTATCAGAAGGTGTAGAGGCTGGTGATGTAGACTCGTTTATTGATACAGGTAGTTACATTTTCAATGCACTACTGAGTGGCAGTATCTATGGTGGATTGCCATCAAATAAAATTACTGCTGTTGCAGGCGAATCTGCAACTGGTAAAACATTCTTTGTTATGGGTATGGTAAAACAGTTTCTAGATGCAAATCCAGAAGCTGGTGTTCTTTACTTTGAATCAGAGAGTGCGATTACACAACAGATGGTTATTGATCGTGGTATTGACCCTTCTCGTATGGTGATCCTTCCAGTGACAACTGTGCAAGAGTTTCGTACACAAGCAATCAAAGTACTGGATGCATATCTGCAACAGAACGAAGCAGACAGAAAACCAATGATGTTGTGTTTGGATTCACTTGGTATGTTGTCTACAACTAAAGAAGTAGAGGACACAAGTGAAGGTAAAGAGACTCGTGATATGACAAGGGCACAAGTTCTCAAGGCTGCGTTTCGTGTGTTGACTTTGAAACTTGGTAAAGCAAAAGTTCCTATGGTTGTGACAAACCATACATATGACGTAGTGGGTTCAATGTTCCCAACCAAAGAAATGGGTGGCGGTTCTGGTTTGAAGTATGCGGCATCATCAATCGTATATCTTTCTAAGAAGAAAGAGAAAGATGGAACTGAGGTTGTTGGTAATATCATTCACTGTAAGAATGCAAAGTCTCGTTTGACTATTGAAAACAAGATGGTTGATGTTCGTCTGATGTATGAACGTGGACTTGACCGTTACTATGGTTTGCT